TAATGCCAGAGTTTGAAGATACTGCATTAAAGATTGAGCAAAAGACGGATGAAAAGTTGGAAGAAATCGAAGAAGAATTAGAACAATTAAGAAGAGGTATTAAGTAATGTCATTATTATACAGAGGTTCACTTTCAGGTGGTTCTATAACTACATATGGTAAATCCAATCCAAACACCGTTGCTGTTGTTGAAAAGGTTTTTACCAAATTGGAAGATATAAAAGATATTCCAGTAGATGTATTAGAAAGAATATTTCCTGATTTTGAAGATACTGATTACTTTCAAGAAAATACAAAATTATATGGAGCTATAAAGTTTAAATTTGGAGCAGAAGCTGAATATGATGAAAAAAATGTAAACGTTGCATTTCCATTTGATAGGAACAACCAAAGTATTCCGGTTGAAACGGAAAGTGTAAATATAACAAGAATTGGTACACAGTATTATTACACAAAATTAAGTCACAATAATTTAGTAAACTACAATAGTAATTCATATGTTAATAGTATAGTAAAAACAACACCCGAAAGTTCGGGTGGTAGTAATACTTCAAATGCTAGAATTAATGAAGTTGTTAAAACAGGCATACCAAATTCTACAATAGATACACAAACATCCAAAAAAAGAAAAAATGGATTTCAAGGTGAATATTTTAAATCCGATGTAAAATTTCATCAACTTGCATTAAGAGAGGGGGATAGTATATTTCAAGGTAGATTTGGAAATTCGATTCGTTTGAGTGGATATGTACATGATGATACAACGGATGGGACTCCATATCCTGCATTTCTAATGCGTAATGGTGAAAACTCTGACAATAAATCTAAAAAAATATTTGATATAGTAGATGAAGATGTAAATAAAGATGGTACATCTATACACATAACATCTGGAGAATATATTACTTCGTATTCCCCACCTGCTAACACCAGCGAAAGATATAAATTTCCAGAACAAGCCAAAGGTGACCAAATAGTTGTAAATTCAGATAGAGTAACTATTTCTTCAAAAGGTGAAGATATTTATTTAATTTCAAACCGAAATTTATCCATATTTACAAATAATGTTGTAAGTATTGATGCTAAAACAATAGATTTTACCGCAAATGATGGTAATGTTAGGATAAATGCATTGGGTAATAACGATGTAATGATAGGAGTTTCTGGTGGTAAAGTTTTATTGGGAGCAGATAATACCGATAAATCGGTTGATGCAAATCAGATGATACTGGGTAATAAACTAATCAATCTTATTGATAGACTTATACAGGCAATAAATTTAATGACAATTGCAACGCCATCTGGACCATCTGCACCAGGTCCAATTGATAAAGCAACTTTTAATAGTTTAGCTAAAGAACTAAAAGATTGTCTTTCATCTACTAACTATTTGGTATAATGTCTTGGGCCATTTTTAAACAAGAATTGAAAGCAAAAATGTTTAACTCTTCATTTAAGAGTACTAACGAATTTGCCGATTTCTTTACTCAAAAATATGACCAATGTATGAAACGTGGTTTAGATGTAACTACGCAAAATACAGTAATAAAAGGTAATACTGAATTAATGCGTTCTACTATTTTGTACGCATTGGAAGCTGGAAAAAACTCAAAAACAGCTACATTTTATAATCAATCGATTGCATTATTAGGTAAGGGTACAGTTGCATATTGGACGGGCGCAGAGTTGGGAAAAGTACCACCATTAATACCCGCACCAGGTACAGTTCTAAATTTGGCAGTTGTTTCTAATACTGTAACAAATCCAGGCACTTGGCCACCTGCACCTTTTCCTGTATTACCATCTACATCTAATGACCCATATTTAGATGCGTTTATATTACAGGCAACTATACACCTACAAACGGTAAGTGGATTTTGTAATACAATATCACAATACCCACCACCAGCAACACCCGGTCCTGCTATACTACCGTGGGTTGGATTTAACGTTGCTGCAGCTACCGTATCTAAACCATCTACTACAAATTCTGGAGAAATTCTTCAGCCAAAACCTGAATTATCTCCGAAGGATTTTATAATGTCTCCTGAAGAAATTGAATTAGCACAACAAGAGTATGTAAATACGCAAAATGAAATAGATTCATTACGTTTTCCTGGACCACTAGTACCAAAAGCCTCGCCACAAGAGGTAGATGGGGCTATCAATACATTAAATGAATATTTATCGCATACAGCATTACGAATACAAACCAAAGAAAACGTATCAATTGATTCAGATGAAAGCGATGTAAATAAAAATCAATCACTACTTGATTATATAGCAAAAATTATAGAAAGTGCAAAAATGGATTTAAATGTAAGAGAAATTGGTGGAAATAATAAAGGTAAGCGTATAAATGAAATGCTATCAGCCGTTGGTTTCCGTAATATACCGGCTGCATGGTGCGCGGCAGCTGTTTCATCTTGGTTTAGAGCCGCGGGTATAAAATCTCCAAATAGTGCATCGTGCGATGTTTGGCTACAATGGGCTAAATCAAATAGAACATATAGCCAAAAACCAATAATTGGTGGAGCTATTTTATATGGTAAAGGTAATGATGCAAATCACATTGGTATAGTAGAAAGTTATGATGAAAAAACGGGAGTAATAACTACAATTGAAGGAAACACCATACCATCCGGATTTAGTAGAGAAGGTGGTGGTGTTTATAGAAAAAAAGTATTAGCAAATAGTAATAGGATATTGGGTTATGTAATTCCAGTACCAAAGTAAAATATCCACATTTTAAATAACATATATTTATATAAGATAAACTACAATTTATTATGAATCAAACGGAACTAATCAAAGGTTTAGTAAAAGTTTTAAGAGAAGATATGAAGAAAACTCTTAAAGAAGAAATCCGCAAAGCGGTACGTGAGGTGTTAAACGAAGAATTAGAAACACCATCTAAACCACAAATAAAAGAAAATTACCAATCAGTATCTAAAACAGATGGAAGCTGGGGAGAAATGAGATTTGATAAAAGAAGTGCAAATCCACATACTCCAAGAATTACACCTGATATGTTAGGATATGGTGATAACTCATTTGGTGAGGAATCAAATATGGCAGACCAATTTGGTGCTTCGGCAGGTGGACCATCTGTATTAGAGCAGGCAAGAATGATGGCACATAAAAACCCAGAGGGAGTAGATGTGTTAATGAAAGCAATGACAAGAGATTACTCACAGTTAGTTAAGAAGTTTAAGAAATAATGGCATATAGAATACAAACAAAATTCATTGTAGATACCGAAGACAAAAGTGTTGGTGTATCCGATTGCTTTACAAAAGGCAACAATGGATATTTTGCCGTAAACTATACAACAAAGGAACAAATAAAATCGGATTTGAGAAATTTGATATTAACTAATAGGGGAGAAAGATTAATGCAGCCTGAATTTGGTTGTAATTTAAGACAGGCACTTTTTGAACAAATAGATGAAGGTGGTGGGGTATATACATACATTGAAACAGAAATAGAAACTGCTATCGCAAGATGGCTTCCATTTATTACTGTTGAAAACGTATCTGTATTTTCCGATAATAATTCAAAAGATAATAATTCAATACAGGTTCAATTAAATTATAGATTAGCATTTGCTGGAAATAATTCAAGAGACTCAATAAATTTAACGGTTTAATATGGCACTTCTACCTACGGAAAAAAATTGGGGTAAAAATAGTAAAGATATAAAATATCTAAACAGAGATTTTACATCACTACGTCAAGCTCTTATTGAGTTTACCAAAACATACTACTCCGATACCTTTAGCGATTTTAATGAATCATCACCTGGTATGATGTTTATTGAGCAAGCTGCGTATGTGGGAGATATTCTTTCATATTACACGGATTCTCAATTAAAAGAATCATTTATAAATTTAGCTGGTAATTATACAAATGTACTTACACAGGCTCAAAATTTAGGATACAAACCAAAATTATCTAGACCCGCTACAACTACTATAACTGTTTATCAAACAGTACCAAATATTGGAACGGGTACAAATAACAGACCGGATTACGCATATGCATTAAAGATTAGGCAAGGTATGCAAATTAAATCTAACTTGCGTAATGAATTAATTTTTGTAACAACCGATGACGTAGATTTTAATGACCCCACCGATAGGGAGGTTAGTGCGTTTCAAACGAATGGAAACGAAACTGCACTATATCTTTTAACAAAAAAAGTAAAAGCAATAAGTGCTACCGTTAAAACTCAAACATTTACTGTTGGTAATTTTACTAAAAATCCTACGTTTACAATAGAAGATACATCTTTTATTAGTGTAGAGCGTGTAGTTGATTCAAATGAAAAAGTATATTATGAAGTACCATATTTGGCACAAGAAATGATATATACCAAAATACCAAATGTAGAATCTAATGACCCACAATTATCACAGTACCGTTCAACTACACCGTATTTATTAAAATTATTAAAAACTCCACGTAGATTTACAACAAAAATTACATCAACTAATTCGGTGCAACTTCGATTCGGTGGTGGTAGTTCAAATGTAAGTGATGAGATATTAGTACCATCAACTAAAAATGTTGGGCTTGGATTAAACAATTCAATAGATAAATTAGGTGAAACATTTGACCCATCAAATTTCTTAAAAACATCCACATATGGTATAGCACCATCAAATACTACATTAACGGTTACATATTTATCTGGTGGAGGTATTGGTTCAAATTCACCTAGTGGCGATTTGACAACTATAAATCTAATTGAATTTGATGAAGATTTATTACAATATACACCAATAACATTACCCGTATATAATGCATCGAAGGCATCGGTTGCAGTTACTAATTTAGAACCAGCAGTAGGGGGTGGAACTGCGGAAACAATTGATGAAATACGAGAAAACGCAATAGCGAACTATGGTTCTCAAAACAGAGCAGTTACAAGAGCTGATTATGAAATCAGAACTTTAGCAATGCCATCAGAATTTGGTAGTGTGGCAAAAGTATTCGTTCAGCAAGATACTGCATTAGATGATACAAAGGTACAGGCTGTTTTAAGAGATGATACTGCAAGACAACAATTCTTAAATTTAGTAAAATCCTCCGTTGGTAAAACTGATACAGAAATCGGTGACCAGATTGAAAGATATGTTTTACAACAAAAAACCATAAATGCTGAATTTAATAATCCATTTGCAATCAATATGCATTTATTAGGTTACGATGTAAATGGAAATTTAACGGTATTAAATGATGCAATTAGACAAAATTTAAAAACATATTTGGAAGAATATCGTATGTTAACTGATGCGGTTAATATGTTAGATGGGTTTGTTATTAATATAGGCATAAACTATGAAATAACAACATTTAATAATTACAACAAAAGAGAGGTACTATTAAAAGTTAATAACGCATTGAAAAATTTATTTGATATTACTAAATGGAAAATAAATCAACCAATAAATTTAAGTGAGATTGAATTGGAAATAGCAAATATTGATGGAGTAGCCGCAGTTCAAAATGTTGAAGTGGTAAATTTAAGAGGTGGTAACTATTCTGCATATGCTTATAACATAAAAGAAGCAACTCTTAATAAAATAATATATCCATCGTTAGACCCTGCCATCTTTGAAATTAAATACCCAAATACAGATATTAAAGGAAGAGCATTATAATGAACATATTTTACACCGCTTCATCGGACGCAAGTATATATTTACAACAACCATACCAAAACACAGGTATTGATGAGATATTAGAAGTATCTAAACAATATTATGGTGATACAAAAGATATTGCTCGTACTCTAATCAAATTCGATTTGACTGCTATATCTCGTAGTATAGCAAGTGGTGAGATACCATCTGGCTCTTTTACCGCATCGTTAGAATTGAAGTTAGCAGAAGCAAATGAAATACCAGCAACTATAACATTACAAGCATACCCAATCTCACAGAGTTGGGAAAATGGTACTGGTACTCGTTTTGATAAAATATCTACAAATGGTGTAACTTGGATTTATCGTAACGGAGATGATACAACCTCCATATGGAACGATGATATTGTTGGTATTACTGCATCTTATTCACCAGGAACAACTGGTAATGATACTGGATATGGTGGTACTTGGTTCACACAATCGGC